GAGCGTGTCCACGTGGCATGCGCTGCTCGACACTGCCTTGACTGCGAACGGCGAGTCATGGGCCGATGTCGTGGGCCGGAATCCGGATGACGAGTCGGCGTACGCGTGTCTGATTCCTGTCGACTGGGACTCAGCGAACATCGGCATATGCCCGGAGACGCCGCATATCACCGTGTGGACGCATGAGCACATCTACAAAAGCAGCGAATACGACGGCATCTACCAGCTTGAATGCACTGACCGCAACCCGCCGGAAAGGAACAATCATGACCGATATGACCAAGACTGAGGCGCTCGCGGACCCGGATACGGTGATGCTGATTCGCAAGGACTTCAAAGTGAAGAGTTTGCAGGCGTTCGTGAATTTCTGCCAGGCGCAGGGGTGGGTGGAAGCCTTCATGCAGCCGACAGCTGATGGTGAGTGGCTGCGAGTCTATGTGCCAGGCGAAAAGGACAGCAGAGAGACGGTGACGGAATGACTGGTCTCATAGCATGTGACCTGCCGAAGATAGGGCGATTGAGCAGTGGCATAGCCAGATGCCCCGATTGCGGATTGTGGTGGCGCGTGAAATTCCACGGCGCACGTGACTGGACGGACTGCTACGTCGAGTGGAAGCAAGTCGGCTGGCTCAGACTCCACACGCAATACCGCAACGAATACAAACACTGGAAAGCAACGAAGGGACGGGAATCATGAACGCGTATGAGCGTTTCAAGACGGTATCAGACACCGTGGCTGACATGGTGCGGATAGCTGACGAACATGGCGGCGTACTCGATTTCAAAACGGCGCTCACGTATGTGAATGACAAGGGCGTGGAATTGTTCACGCTTGCGTCAGCTGAAGATAAAGACCGCCGGCAGCAATCATGTTCGGGAGCACGAGACCAAGGAATCCTGCAATGAAAGGTTTCACCTTGTCATGCATGAAGGTATTCCACTTGCCGGGGTCGCCGCTTTGCGACTGCGCTGAATACAGCGCGGCAAGAAGCCGTTCGATGGCTCGCTGCAGAACGAACTTGACCCCCTGCTTGTCCAGCTCTATGGCTGCCCTGGTTTCATTAATCAGTAGGTATACATACGCACGTAATTCCTTGGATATGGATACGTCGGAACTGATGAGCTGCTGCGCTGCGGTGAGAAGATCGTCAAGTTCTGGCCCTGCTGCTGCAGAATTCAAGCTCATGTCCAGCCAGTTGTCACGTACGTCACGTAAAAGAAATTCTGGCCCTGAGAGGATATTCACGGTTCTCACCCGCTCGAAAATAAAGTTATTCGCACTGACCGAATCACTTGCTACGAAAGAACGGTATAGGCAATTCCAGATATTCGGTATCTCAGATGAGTATTTATCAAATCGCGAGTACCCAAGCTGGGCGAGCAACGCTATCTCGCCTTCCACCTGTGCTAGTGCGTCTGACGCGGACGAAAGCGTGAACTTCTCACCCTCGATATCGGGATCCTTGCCAAAGAACCGAAGGAGATGCCCAGCCGCGTTATCAATTTCGTTGCTCATGGCACTGATTCTAGACTCCGAACGAATCGACACCCGACAATGAGCCAGCCAAGTCGTAAAACCTGCCAGCTGGTGGACGAGCGGGACGGCTACTGCTGCGTGCGCTGCGGCAAAAGCCTCTATTCAGCGCTCGCGTTCAGCCGCCATCATCGCCGCATGCGCTCGCACTCGTTCCCCGGCTTGCACAATCCCGGCAATGTCATCGACGTGTGCGGTTCCGGGGATACGGGATGTCACGGGTACATCCACGCCCACCCGGCCGAATCCTACGAGAAGGGATGGCTGGTGAGAGGCAACATCGGTGCTCTGCCCGTCGAAACGCCCATCCTGACCGCCCTTCACGGCTGGGTGCTCCTGGACGACCAAGGCAACTGGACGCCAACAGACGAACCAACAGAATCGGAGGAATCATGAAAGCGCACGAACTTGCGGAAAAGCTGGAGGAGCTGGAGATACGAGGCTACGGCGACTATCCCGTCATATTCAGCACGGAATACGGGGACGAGCAGATACACAACGCGGCGCTTGCGCCCGGCAACAAGGTCGAGCTTTCCTCGGAGGCGCTGCAATGAGGACCACCATCACTATCACCGGCGGCGAGGGGGAGAACGCGAACACGCTCATCGTCGTGCACCCCATGCCCGACACGCGCCGCAGGGAAGAGCAGACGACGCCGCCGACGGGAACGTACGGCCCCCGCCGAAACGAAAAGCTATACGCCGCTCGCCGACAGGCTGCAGGCCATGCAGGCCAAAGCATGGAGCGAGGGAGCACGCCACGCAATGGAACGCTGCTGCATACGCCAGCATCGGATCGACTCGTTCATCGCCACCCACAACCCGTACGGAGAGGGCAAGGAATGACCAGCCAGAGAAAGCGCGAGATGGTATTGCACTGGCATGAGCGCGACACCGACGACCAGACCATAGGCAGGCTGCTGGGCATGACCGTGCCCGAGGTGCAAGCCATCATCGCGAGCGCCGAGCATCCTGCCTCGTCTGAGAGCGCGATGCCGTTGTTCATCCAGCCTCCCATGCTTGGCGAGGGGACTGTATGATGTCAGCCTTCTGTCAGCGGTGCGGGGTTCCGGTCGAGGACGGGTGCTCCCTGTGTCCTGGGTGCGAGCTGCGTTTCGGCTTGCTGCTGTTCGGGATGGGTCTGGATGTGACGCCTTTGCATGACTCGCTTGACGCGACGCTGCATCCGGGCGGGCATTCGCCCACGCGCATCGTGCTCGCGGTGCCGCAGACGCCCATCAGGCTCGATGTGCTCGATCTCATCGATATTCTCGACAGTACCGGCAGCGAGCTGCTGCGCCGCTTGGACGGCGTGGACGCGCTGGATGCCACGGTTCACAGGCCGATGGGATTGCGCGATGCGCTGTTCCGGTGCGCCGCGCACCCGTATCTCGCCTCGCTCGCCGACGCCGGCATGTACATGGACGTGTTCGTCCGCCTCGCCGCCAAGATCGATCGAGTGCTCGAACCGCCCGAGCGGCGCAGGGAGATAGGCGTGTGCGAGCTGTGCGCCTCGCCGCTCACCGCCGGCGAGTCCGACCAGTTGGTCACATGCCCAGTCTGCAAGCGCGAGCAGAGCGTGCTCGCCGTCAAGCTCCACAGGCTGCACGCGCTATGCTTCGATACGAGCCAGTCCGCGAGCGCATCCCGGATCGCCAAGGCATTCACAGGCAGCGGCATACCGCTGCGGAGCAACACCATCAGCCATTGGGCATATCGCGGCAAGCTCGCGCCGGCCGGCAAGCAGGACGGCATGCCGCGGTACCTGTATTCCGACGTGTACAAGCTTGTCCTCGCGCCCAACACCGATGGCGGAGAAGCCCGCGCCATGCTCCGGAAAGCCCTGTTGCAGCGTATAGCAACGATTCTCGCCCGCCGACTGACGGAGTGATTCAGAGTTTATCGGCGTGTCGAGCTTGCATAATTATTGACTGTCCACGATTATTGCAGTGGGAGAAGTGGATGAAAAACCAAACTGCTCCTGATGATTCTCCTTCCTGTACCGCGTTAAAGCCCGAGCCGCATAAGCGACCCGGGCTTCACCGTATCCAAGAAAAAGCCAGGAGGCGAGCGCATGGCACGACGAGTCCGCACCCACACCCGACATTTCGAAGCGGAACGCAAAGCATTCTTCGCCCAGTGCCGTACTCGTCACGACGTGTGCTGGCTTTGCGGCATGCCCATCGACTACGAGGCACCGCAGAACACCACAGACGACAGCTACAACCTCGACCACCTCTACCCCGTGTCCAAGCGTCCCGACCTGCAGGAAGATCCCGCGGGCTTCCGCCCCTCGCACACCAGCTGCAACAATCTGCGCGGCAACCGCGACCCCGCCAAACCACTCGGCACGTTGAGCCGCCAATGGATCCAAGCCGCATAGGAGAGAACAACATGAAAGCTACAAGCGAGATCACCCGGCACATCACCATCACCGACGATGATGGCAACCGTATCGGCGAGGGAACCATCAGCATCCCCATCACCTACGGCAAGCCCGAGGCACATGGCGACGTCGTTCACGTTCCAATCATCACCGGTAACGCGTGCGAACCCGCGAACGGAGAACGCGTCTTCTCACGCGACAAGGTAATGCACTACAGGGTAGGGGCGGTAGAATCCTGAAACCGGCCAACAGCGACCCACTACCCGCGTGGTGGGGCGTCCTCTCTCCGATGAAATTTACGATATTTTGCGCGAATCGGCCGAACGGCCTGATTCCTGGCGTTTCGACGTGGTTTACGTGATTGATGCATGAGTATTGACGGGAAGTGGTCGCATGGGTGCTCGTTATGGGCGTCTCAGAACCGCCGTGGAACGTTCCATTCACGCGTTGAAAACAGCTGGTGACCTGGATCTGGAGCGTCAGGCGGCGATCCTATGCTCCGTGCGTTATCAGGCCGACATGATCGACTCCAGCAAGGGGCATGTCGGCTACAACGACTGGCGGACGTTCAATTCGACGTGTTCGGCGCTCGGGTTTGACCCGGTGAAGACCGCCACGGCGGCGGCTTCGGAACCGGTCCAGGTCAATCCGCGCAACGACATGCAGGAATATCTTTCAAAGTTCGGGTGAGGTGAGACATGGCCGCGGATTGCGTCATCGAAGACGAAATACGCGATCAGGAGCATGGCATCACCACACCGAGGGTGTTCACGCCGCCGCTGCGCGCACTGGATAAGACCACGAGCAACGGGTACGCGGTCATCGCGTTCGCGACGATGGTGCTGCACGTGCACCTGTATCCGTGGCAGTGCTGGCTGCTGATCCACGCGTTGGAGCTACTCGATGATGGCTCCTACCGATTCCGTCGCGTCATCGTGCTGGTCGCCCGGCAGAACGGCAAGACCACGACGATGGGCGTGCTGGCTGCGTGGTGGCTGTTCGTGGACTCGCAGCGTCACCCCGACAGGGTGCCGCCAATCAAATTCATGGTTGTGGGGGCCGCGCAGACGCTTGACAACGCGCGCGGACCGTATGATGCGGTGAAGACGTGGGCCAACCCGGACCCGCAGACGGACGAGGAGCGGGCGCTCGCCATCCCCGACCTGGGCGGCATGGTGCAGACGATCCGCAATTCGAACGGCGAGGATGCGATCATCTGCCGGTCGAAGGCGAAGTACATCGTCCGCGCCGCGAACAACATCCGTTCCAAATCCGCCGCGCGCGCCATGTTCGACGAGCTGCGCGAGCAGCATACGAACGACGGGTGGAACGCGGTCAGCCAGATCACGAAGGCCGTGTGGAGCTCCCAGTTGTGGGGCATTTCGAATGCCGGTGACTATCGTAGCGTGGTGCTCGCCAAGCTGAAGGACACGGGGCGCGCGCTCGCCGCATCCTGGAAGGCATATGTAGAGACTGGCATCCGTGATGTGGAGGCGTGGGCGAATGGCGAGGATTCCACGTTCGGCTATTTCGAATGGTCCGCGCTTGACGGATGCGCGTTGGATGATCTGGACGGGCTGCGCCAGGCGAACCCCTCGATGGGTTATGGTCCGATGACCTATCAGACGTTGAAGGCCGATATTAGCGGCATGACGGAGGCGTCGTTCCGCACCGAGGTGCTGTGCCAGTGGGTGACCGCTGACATCATCCCCTATATCGACCCGAAGCAGTGGCAGCGTGGCATCGACGCGGGCTCGAATATCCCAGACGGCAATCGTGTCGTGCTCGGGATCGATACGTCAAGCGACCGGTCCACCACGTATATTTCCGCTGCCGGGCTTCGCTTTGATGGTCTTCCCCATGTGGAGACGATCGCGCGTCGTGACGGCATGCTGTGGGTTGCAAAATATCTGAGACTGCTCAGGGACCGTTGGCCCGGCATCCATGAGGTTGCGATCCAGTCGAAAGGCTGTCCGGCCGTCGATTTCATCGACCCACTGACCGAAGCGGGTTGGACGGTGCACATGATCGAGGGGTTCAAACTTGGCGCTGCCTGTGGCCGTTTCAAGGATCGCGTGCGTGAGAACAAGCTGCGTCATTTGCCTCAGCCGGCGATCGAACAACAGGTGTCGGTCGCGGTCACGAAACGTTTGGGCGAGGTCGAGGTGTGGAATCGTGCCAACAGCGCGATGCAGACAAGTGGTCTTATCGCGCAGTCCGAAGCGTTGTATGCGCTCGAGACGTCCGATGGCGCTCCCGAGAAACCGAAATACCAGCCCAGTGTGGGCGTCAAAGTCAGATTCGCATAACCCGTGAAGGAGGCATGACATGGGATTGCTCGACCGCCTCCTGCACGGGCCTGCTCTCGCCAGTTTTCGCTCCTACGCGGATCCAGCCAATATGGGCGTTTCCGTTCCGGTGACTCCGGCGACCAGCGTGAGCAACGGCGACTCATGGCCGACAGACACGCAATTCGAATACGATCTGAATGGCTTGTACTGCCGTGAGTACGCCGTGCGCACTGTCGTCGATTTCATCGTCCGCAACATCGCGAGCCTGCCACTCAAGGTCTATCGGAAAGATGGCAACGGCGATCCCATCGAAGTAACGAACGGGGCATTCTACGAGCTGATGAAACGTCCCAGCCGCATGCCGGGAGTGAGCCGATACCGGTTCGTGCAGACGCTCCTGGAGGACATGCTCCTCGAGGACAAGTGGCTGTGCCTGCTCGGCATGGATTCCAACGGCACTTACAATCTGCGTCGCATGCCGTCCGACATGTACCACCTGACGGCCAACGCGTTCGGGGAGATCCAGTCGGTCCGCATCGACGGGCATGCGATCATCCCCGACAAGACATATGACCTGCCCGACCCTCGCGTCGTGCTCGACATCGGATACGTCAGCTCGCAACACTTCGGCGCGAAGATCACCGAAGTGTTGCGTCCGCTGCTCGCCGAATCGCGTGCGCTGATGAAATACCGGGCGAACATCGCGAGGAACGGCGGCCAGATACCGGGCTACGTGTTCCGCCCCAAGGAAGTGCCCTGGGCGTCGCAGGAGGACTACGACGAATTCTCCCAGGGCATGCGCAACTACGCCGCATCCGGTGGAATGGCAGGCGGCCTGCCGACGCTGAAGGACGGCATGGAGATCCGCGCCGTCGAGAACATCTTCAAGCCCGTCGATATGAACGATCTCGAGGCGCGCAACGACATCAACATCGCCGTAGCCACCGCATTCCAGATATCGCCCGAGAACATCGGCTTCCGCACCGGCACCAACAGTAACATCGCCGCATACAAGGAAAAACTGTGGAACGTCGAATTGCTGCCCTATATCACCGCGCTTGAGGAGGCGTTGAACCTCACGCTTCCCGCTGTGGTAGGCGACCCCGACTGCTACGTGAAGGCGAACCTCGACAGCAAGCTGCGCGGCACGATGGAAACCCAATACCAGGCATTGTCAACCGCAACCGGACGCCCGTTCATGAGCACCAACTATGCGCGACGCCTGCTCGACATGCCACCCGTCAAGGGCGGAGACGAGCTCATAACGCCATTGAACGTTACGGAAGGTGCTCAACCGAGTCCGCAGGACGGCGGCCAGACACAGAACGCGCAACAGGCGGACAGCCCCAACGGGAAAACCGCTCAGGCGCTCGCCATGTTCAACGAATTCAAACGTCTGCACCAGTACGATGCCGGTTTCCAACATGAGTGGGACGACATGATGAAAGGACAATCCGATGAAATTTGACCATATCAACGTGCAGGTCAAGGAAGTCAAAGCGCTTCCCGATGAGGGCACAGGCGTGTTCAGCGGCTACGCATCGACATGGGACCGCGATCTGTACAACGACCAGATCGTCAAAGGCGCGTTCTCCGGCACGTTGAAGGATGATTTCCATGGAGATGGCTCGGGTATTCCGATCCACTGGCAGCACTCCGACGACACCCCCAATATGATCATCGGCCAGACGCTAAGCGCCGTCGAAGACGACCATGGGCTGCTCATCACCGCGCGCCTCGACCTCGACATTCCAGAAGGGAAACGCGCGTACGAGCTGCTGCAACGTGGTCTCATCCACCAGATGAGCATCGGCTACATCGCCACGCAGACCGCATTTGTGCAAACCGCGGGATCCGATGACCCGTGGGACGGCTACCGGGAGATCCGACAGATCAAACTGTTTGAAATCTCGCTCGTGCAGATCGCCGCCAACCAGGGAGCTGAAATCATCGAAGTCAAGGCCGGACGCGCCATCAGCGCCTCCAACGAATCGAAGATCCGCAAAGCCCACGACGCGCTCGCCGACCTGTTGGACTCCATCACTGAGACTCCTGACGATCTCGAATCGGACGATTCCGAGAACACCGATGAGAAATCTGAGGATGACGCGAAGAAGCTCGCGGAATCCGAACATAAAGAGCTTGACCCCGAGTGGGCCGAGGAATTCAAACAAATCAGCGACTTCCTCTCGCTGGCAAACTAGCAGAAAGCAGGTATCCATGAACATCGTGGAGCAACTCGCCGCCGAGAAGAAGGCGGCTCTGGCCATCACCAACAAGGGGATGGAGAACATCACCGAAGAAGAGCAGAAGGAGCTCAAGGCCCATTACGAGGAGGCGAAGAAGCTGTCCGACCGTATGCACCTGTTCAAGAGCGTGAATGACGATCTTGACAAGCTCGGCGAGCAGCCCAAGCAGGCCACTATGAAGGCGAAGACTCTGGGCGACCTGTATGTGCAGGAATTGGCTGCCAAGGGTCTGACGGTGTTGGAGACCAAAACACATCCGTTCCAGACCTCCGAATTCAAGGCTGCGACGGATACGCAAGTGGTTGGTGGCCCGGACGGGGCTTACGGCCCATATGTCACTGACATCGATCAGCAGGGTGTATGGGGCACCGAATACGCGCTTACTGTCGCCAGTCTGTTCTCCGCCGGATCCATCAGCGGTAACAGCATCAAATACCCGGTGTATGGATCGTTGGAAGGCGGCGCGAAAACCGTCAAGGAAGGCGCGCAGAAGCCGCAGTTGCATTTGCCTGATCCGACGTGGATCGTCGATTCGCTTACCGAAATCGCCGCCTATTGGAAGATCTCGGATGACATGGCCGAGGACTACCCCTATGTGGTCAGCGAAATCCAGCAGCATGCCTCCTACAACCTGCAGCTGCAGGAGGAATTGCAGCTGCTGTCCGGCGCTGGTGCGAACGCTGATCTCAAGGGCATCCTCAACCGCGGCATCCAAACGATCGCCAAGGGCGCGGACACTGATCCGGACAGGATCTTCCACGCGACCACGTTGATCAACACCGCCACTGGCTTCCCCGCGGATGCCATCGTCATCAATCCCGCTGATTACGAGGCCCTGCGCCTGCTCAAAGACGGCAACCAGCAGTACTACGGCGGCGGCTTCTTCGCCGGCCAGTACGGGCAGGGCGGCGTCATGCCCAACCCGGCATTGTGGGGGCTGCGCACCGTCGTCACCCCCAGTATCGCGGCAGGCACCGTGCTCGCGGGCGCGTTCAAGCCCGGCGGCATGGTGTTCCGCAAGGGCGGGCTGCGCGTCGAATCCACGAACTCGAACGAGAACGACTTCACGAACGACAAGATCACGTTCCGCGTCAAGGAGCGCCTCGGCCTGCAGGTCAAGTACCCGCAGGCGTTCGTGAGCGTCGCCCTGGGCGCGACGACCGGGGCCTGATCCCTGGGAAGGAGGCCGACGACATGGCCGATATGGCGATTCCCGACATCATCCAGAACCCCGGGTCGTTCGACCCCGACGCCGCATTCTGGCTGAAAGCCGCCCAGTCGGCCATCCGCGCATACTGCGGATGGCACGTCACCCCCAACACGCGGCTCACCGGCGCATTGAACTGCCGGGGCGGCGCGGTGATCAGGCTGCCGGCACGCCATATCACCGCCATCGCATCCCTGAGCGGTCGGGACGGCAGGCCCATCCCGTACGCGTACGACCCGGACACCGGCCTCGTGGAAAGCACCGTCGCGCCATTCCCCATCGGAGTGGCTGCCGTCAGCTACGACATCATGGCCGGATACGACGAGTGCCCCGACGTGCAGGGCGTGCTCGTCACGGCCGCGCGCCGATACGCGTCGACACCGAACGGGCTGGTGCGCAGCCAGAGTGTGAACGGCGCGTCGGTCAGCTACGACCCGACGTCGCTCATGCAGGAGGAGCGGCTCAGGCTCCTGCCGTACCGGCTGGCTGGACTGCCATGAGCCTAAGCGACTACATCGCCGGACCCGGCTTCCCCATGCCGCAATCCACCGCATTCACCAGGCTGCGCGCCACGGGAAAGCCCAGCGCGGCCAACCCCGAGCGCCTCGTCGAGGACTGGGCGCGCCCCGAGGAGCTGCGCGTCACGGGATTCCTCGCATCGTCGGCCAGCAGCCAGAGCACGCAGGACGACCGGCGCACCACCGTCAGCGGCGCCACCCTGACGCTCGCCGACCCGCATGCCGATGTGAAGCTCAACGACAGAATCAGAACCGATCCCGACGACGGCCGCCTGTGGCGCGTCACGGGATTCCCGTCCGCCGACCGCAACCCGTTCACCGGATGGCAGCCGACCAGGGAGATCGCATTGGAGGAGGTGGCCGGATAATGGCCAGAGCAGGACAGACCAAAGTCAAATTCAACCAGAGCTACTTCGACAGGATCCTCAAGGACGCCGCAGTCGCGCAGATGACCATGGCCAAGGCCAACGAGGTATGCGCCCGCGCCAAGTCCACGGCCCCCGTGCTCACCGGGCATTATCGCGACGGCCTGCACGTCGAACGGCGCGACTACCCGCATCGCACCGGATACCTCGTCGTAGGGGACGCGCCGCGCACCCTGCTCGTCGAAGCGAAGACAGGCAACCTCGCCCGCGCATTGAAGGCGAGCCGGGGATGATCGTCACGCCGCCCGACATGGAGACCTGGCTGTGCTCCCACATCCGAACCATCGCCCCCGCCATCCCCGGCCTGCAGGTCGACAGCACCGTGCCCGACGGCTACCGGGGGGAATACCCGCTGATCCGCGTGCGCGACGACTCCGGAGCGAAGACCAGCGCGGTCACATTCGACCGGAGCATCGGCGTCAGCGTGTACACGGGATCCAAGCAGGACGCCAAGCCCGGCATGGACCTCGCCCGCACGCTCATGGCCCTGCTCATGAACGCGGACAGCATCAGCACAGCCCCCGGCTCGCCCATAGCCGCCGTCGAACAGGACGGGTGCAACGGCCCCTACTCCGCCACCGACAGCCAGGACACGGCCGTCGCCTACTTCACGCTCGAATACAGCGTCGTCGGCGACGAATACCCGCGCTGACCCCGATCCCACCAGCAAACAAACCATCCACAAGCAAGGAGCAATATCATGCCCGACAACCAAGACGGCTTCGGCTTCCTCGTCGACGCGAACGGCAACAGCCTCTCCGCAGTCAAGGTGCCCATCACCGGCAAGGCCTCGTTCGCGCCCTACGCGGCCGAGAACATCATCAGCGACGAGGACATGGGAACCAACCCCATCGTCCTGCCCGCCGCGCACAAGATCCTCGGCCTGTTCAAGGAGGACGGCGGCTTCGCCGACGGACGCGACGACGGCGACCCCATCAAGCTGTTCCAGCAAGGCTACCAGCTGCCCGGCGAAGGCAGCCGCAACGTCGCCATCGGACTGGCCGAGGAGAACTCCTCCGTCCAAGCCCTCATCGAAGGCAAGACCCCCGACGCGCACGGCGTCATCTACGTCGACAGCAGCCTGCCCGACAACCGGTTCGTCCTCTTCACCCTCGAACGGTTCAAGAACAAGTACGAGCGCCGCCGCTGCGGCATCGCCAACATCACCAGCGTCGACTACGACCAGAGCACGCGCGGCGACATCGAAGGCGTGACCGTCACCTTCACCTGGGTCGAAGACGAGCTGCTGCAAGGCGCCCCATTCAAGCAATGGTTCGGCAAGCCCGGAGCCACGCCCATACAGCCATGAACCCCCAACCCGTAACCGCATAACCGAAAGGAACCATCCATGACCACGAAGAAGGCCGGCAGGCAAGCCGACAACAGCGCCACCGTCGAAGACATCCGGATCGACGACAGCGCATTCGACGAATACGACGACGAGCAGGCAGGCAAGGCCCTCGAAGCGATCGCCGCCAGCAGCCGCGTCAAACGCATCATCCTCGAAAAGGACAAGTCCTTCATCGGCCGATACTCCGACGGCACGCGCATCCGCATCCCCCTGCGCATCAGCCTCAGCGTCGTCAACCAGCTCACCGAGAAAAGCGACGACCCCGTCGACCAGCTCTCCGGCCTCATCGAAACCCTGGGCGGCAAGAACGAAGCCAGCACATTCGTCAGCCAGCCAGTCAACGAAAGCACCGCGCTCGCCATCCAGTACTTCAAGGACCTGCAGAAGCTCACCAACGCCACCATGGGGGAATAGCCGCCGTCGTCCGCATCTGGCGCGAGCATCCCATAGCGTTCACGGCGACCATGCGCGCAAGCTACGGGATCGGCATCGGCCAGATAGGCGACGACGTGACCTACGGGGAGGCATGGCAGCTCGTCCAGCACGCGCTCGACGACACCAGCACCCCATTGTGCGCGGATCTCGCCGAATGGTCATACCCGGCCACGCTCGTGCAGCTCCTGCAGCTCGCGGCCACCGTGGGCGACGGCAAAACAGCGGAACGGCTCATGCCCTGGCGCATGAACGCACGCCATTCGCGCAATCCAAGCGAGGTCGAGCAGGCCCGGCGCGAAATCGACGACGAGATGCTCATAGCCAGCCAGTAAGCGATAACGGGAGGAGGCGACGATGACGGCGATAGTCGGATCCGGAGCAGTCAGCATCTTCCCGGTCATGACCGGCATCAAGAAGAAGATCTCGGCCGAATTCGGCTCCGCCGGAGCCGCCGGCGCGAAAAGCTTCGACCAGAGCACGCGCGGCGCCGGGCTGAAAGCCGGAAAGACCATCGGCGGCGAACTCAAGCAGGGCATCAAATCCGCCGCCAGCGGCATGGAGACGCCCGGGCTCAGCAGCCTGAGGAACGACGTGGCGAAGACCGCGCAAGCCGTCAGCGCGGCGCGCCTCAAGCAGCTCGGCACCGCAGCCCAGCTGAAGACCGCCGAAGACAGCCTCGCCAACGCGGTCGCCAAGCACGGCTCCGACAGCAAGCAGGCCGAAGCCGCAGCCCTGCGCCTGGAAGCCGCCCAGCTGCGCGACAAGCAGGCATCCGAAGCGCTGACCATCTCCACCGGCAAGCTCAAGACCGCCCAGGCATCCCTGGCCACAGTCCAGACCCAGGCTGCGGCAGCAAGCCAGGGACTCGGCTCGAGAATGCTCGACGCGGCCAGGAACTTCAGGACCGGATTCAAAGACCTCGACGCGGGCAAGGCCAGCGCCACCGGGCTCTCCGGCGCGTTCGGCAGCCTCGCCGGGTCTCTCGCAGGACCCGTCGCCGGAGGCCTGGGCAAGCTGCGCGCCGGATGGGCGAACGCCGACATGGCCATGCTCGACGGCGCCGGCACCCTCGGCAGGATCGGGGGAGCGGCCCGCGGCATGGTCGACGCGGTGGCATCCAAGACCGCCAAGCTCGGCTCATCGATCGCCGCCCCGTTCAAAGCCGCGGGCGGTCTCGCCCGCCAGTTCGGCAGCGACCTGTCCTACGGGATCGGCCAGCGGCTCGCCCCCGCCAAGGCGGCGATCGGCGGGTTCGCATCCAGCATCGCCGCCCCATTCAAGAGCGTGGGCGCCACGGTCGGCGGCTACTTGTCCAACGTGGGCGGAGCGGCCGGCAGCGTGTTCGGCAAGCTCGCCCCCATCGCCTCGAGCGCCGCAGGCGGCCTCAAGAACGCTTTCTCGCTCGCCGGGGACAGCATCAAAGCGAAGCTCTCCGGCGTCGGCGACAGCGTCAAGGGCCTGGCCACGCTCAGCGTCGGCGGGCTGGCAGCCGGAGTCGGCGCGCTGGGCACCGCGCTCATCGGCGTCGGCAAAAGCGCATTCACCGCATACTCCACCTACGAGCAGGCGGTCGGCGGCATCGACACCCTGTTCAAGGGCGCGTCCAAGACCGTGCAGAACTACGCCGCCCAGGCCTACAAGACCTCCGGCGTATCCGCGAACGACTACATGCAGCAGATCACGTCGTTCTCCGCCACCCTGATCAGCAGCCTCGGCGGCGACACCGCCCAAGCCGCGAAAATCGGCGACATGGCCATGGTCGACATGTCGGACAACGCCAACAAGCTCGGCACCGGCATCGGCGACATCCAGAACGCCTACCAGGGATTCGCCAAGCAGAACTACACGATGCTCGACAACCTCAAACTGGGGTACGGCGGCACCAAAGAGGAGATGCAGCGCCTCCTCACCGACGCGACCAAGCTCACCGGCGTCCACTACGACATCAGCAAGTTCAGCGACGTCGTCCAGGCCATCCACGCCGTCCAGCAGAACCTCGGCATCGCCGGCACCACCAGCCGCGAGGCCGCGACCACCATCGAAGGCTCCGTCGGCAGCATGAAGGCCGCATGGCAGAACTGGCTGAGCGAACTGGGCAAAAGCGACGCCGACATGCCCGCGCTCACTAGCCAGCTCGCCACCAGCATCGGCACCGCCCTCAAGAACATCATCCCCCGCGTCGCCGTCATCGCCAAAAGCATCGTCGCGGCCATACCCAGCATGTTCGGCCAGCTCTCCACGCTCCTGCCCGCGCCCATCCAGCAGGCCATAAGCAAGATCGCCGGCCTCGCCGACCAGTTCAAAGGCGCGCTCGCGCCTATCGCCGCGGCGTTCGGCGCGCTGGGAGCCGGAGGCCTCGCCCCCCTGCTCTCGAAGATCCCGATGCTCGGCGGTCTGCTGGGAGGGCTGCAAGGCCCATTGGCCGCGCTGGGAGGCCCGCTCGGCATCCTGCTCGCCGCATTCGGCGGCCTGATCGCCGCCAGCCCCCAGCTGCAGGCGGTATTCGGCGCGACGCTCAACCCCTTGCTCGACCAGCTGGGCAGCATCCTCGCCGGACTGCAGCCCGTATTCGAGCAGATGACCGCCGCCATAGGCGGCATGGTCCAGCAGGTAATGCCCGTCATCAACGGGTTCGTCGCCGCGCTCATCCCCGTCATCGGCCAGATCATCGCCACCCTCATGCCGATCGTCCCGGCCGTGCTGCAGCCGATCATGAACGCCGTCACCCAGATGGCGCCGGTCGTCGCCACCATCATCGCCCAGATCGTCGGCTTCATCCAGGCCACGCTCCTGCCCGCCATCCAGGCGATGCTCCCCTACGTCAGCAACGTCATCAACGCCATCGGCGCGATCGTCAACGGCATCGTCGCCATCGTCAAGGGCGTCATCAACATGGTCGCCGGCATCCTCAGCGGCAACTGGCCCCAGGTCTGGGAAGGATTCAAGCAGGTCGTCTCCGGAGCCATCGGCGCGCTCGGCGGCATCGTCTCCGGCATCAAGGACATCATCGTCGGCGCGCTCAAAGGCGCAGGGACATGGCTGCTCGACGCGGGCAAGGCCATCATCCAAGGCCTGGTAGACGGCATCAAGTCGATGGCCAAGGCCGCCGGCGACGCCATCGGCGGGATCATGGGCAAGATCAGCGAATGGATACCGCATTCGCCGGCCAAGCGCGGCCCGTTCAGCGGGCGCGGGTGGACGACCTATTCGGGCGCGGCCATCGTCGACGGGCTCGCCCAGGGCATCACCGGCAACGCGTCGGCCGCCGCGGACGCCATCAACGGCGCCATGAATAGAGCCTCCAACGCCGCCGGCAGCGTCCAGGCCGCCTACCGGTCGGCCGTCCCCGCGAACGGGGTCGCACCGCCAGTCGGAGGAACGCCGGCATCGCCTGCCGGGCAAGGGGGCGGGAACTCGGTGAACGTCAGCATCGACGCGCACGGCATGAACGCCGGCGACATATTCAACGAATTCGACCTGCGCACCAGGCAGGCCGCATCCAGCTGGGGAGAGGAGTAGACGATGACCCGCATCACCCTGCGCACCGACATCGACTCGATACCCCTGCGCGACGACTACACGTGGAAGCATCACGCGTGGGCCATCAAGAAGGACGGCATCAAGGGCCTGCTGGGCACGCCGGGCATGAAGGAGTCCACCACATCCCGGCCCCAGCAGGACGGCGACTACTGGCCCAGCCGCATCACGCAGAAGCCCCGCTCGGCAAGCCTCGACTGCATCATCCGGGGAGCATCGAGCGTGGAAGCAGCTGCCGCACGGGACCGCGTCAACAACCTGTTCGGCCGTGAGATCACCATCATCGAGGAGACCGCCGCAGGACGCAGATACCTGACCGGCATGCTCGCCTCGGATCCCGAGCCATTGATGCGATGGCGTGAGCAGGGCTTCGAATTCGGGCTGGTCATCACCATCCCCGACCCGCTCAAATACGGCGATCCGATCGTCTACACGGCCAGCAACGGCCTCATCCGCTGCGAGAACACAGGCACCGCGCCCACATGGCCCACGCTGGCAGTCAACGGCCGATGCCTGGCATTGACGGTCTCACTGGCCTGGCAGAAGGTCGTATGGCAAGGCGATGCTACCAGCCTAGCCATCGATTTCCGCGACGTGATCCCCAGCAGCGGCAAAATCACCTACGACGACGCCTTCCCCATCCCTCCCGGAACCTCAGCCGTTGCCGTCCAGGCAACCGCAGGAGCCCAAGTCTCATTGAGCGTCAGACCAGCATGGAGGTGAACACGTGCAGCCAATCACAGGCCTGACCGCGCACGCCTACGCGCCGGACACAGGCGAACACCTGTCCCGCCTGCCCTACACCGCCGCCGACTGGTCGCAATCCTACAACCAGCCCGGCAGCATGAACATGAGCATCGACTACACCCAGACCGCCGCCCGGCTCAACCTGTGGGAGAGCCTGCGATCGTGGAAGGCGCTCATCAGCCTGCAACGCTCCACCCCAAACGGCATACAAGTCAAGCACGCCGGCCCCCTGACCAACTACGAATGGGACGCGGAAACCCGCTCGCTCAAACTCACCATCGGCGGCGGACTCACCCTGCTGACCAAACGACTCGCCATCAGCCACCTGCTCAAAGACGCCTGGCACGACCAAAGCATCCTCATCGACGAACAGCACCCCGCCGGCAGCATGGCCCTCACCCTCAAAGGCAGCCACGAAGACATCATCCGAGGACTCGCCAACGAAGCCAAGCAATGGGGCGAAATCCCCATCAGCCTGCCGCCCATAACAGGCGGCACCCAAACCATGACCTACTACGCATGGGACCTGGCCACCATAGCCGACCGCATCACCGACATCATCAACCTCAAGCCCGGACTCGCATTCCGCCTCGACCCACGCATCCAACCCAACGGCAGACTCATCTTCGACCTCACCGCAGGCACCAGCATCAACGACCAGACGCCACACCAATGGAACAGCGCCGCGCCCGGCCAACGCATCATCTTCTCCGGCATCAGCGGCAACGGCGCCAACCTCACCTCGCAAGCCTGGCTCACCGGAGGCAAAGACGGCGACAAAACCATCATGAGCCGACGAACCACCACACGACTCACCGACCAAGGCCACCTCTTCACCCAATCAGCCGACACCACACACACCACCATCTCCGACCTCAAACAACTCCAGCAATACGCGCTCGCCGACCTCGCCAAAGGCGCATACCCCGCCGAAACATACAAACTCAAAGTCGGCGAAGAACACCAAGTGACCATCGGCGACCTCGCCGACCTGCGCGTCAACGACGACTTCATGGGCAGCCAGCTCCTCAAACTTGTGATCACCGACATCTCAGGCACAAGCAGCAGCGACTGGCAAACCCTCCAAGCCGTGGAAAGGAGCTGACATGAGCCACGCCATCTGGATCGGCGACAGCGTCACCCAAGGCGCCGGAGCCACCAGCGCCGCCAAACGCTACAGCACCCTGGCCAGCCAAAACCTCAACCTCACCGAACACAACTACGCGACCGCCAACACCGGCTACGCCACCCCAGATGCCACAGGCAACTTCACCACACAACTCGACACGGCAATCGCCGACACCAGCTACCCGCACAACCAAACCGGCTACGTGTTCATCATGGGCGGGCTCAACGACCCATATTCCGCGCTCACGGCCATGCAGCAGGCCGTCGCCGGGGCGATCGCCAAGGCCAAGTCCGCGTATCCGAATGCGAGGATCGTGGTCGGCGTCGGCCCGGGCTGCATCCTGGACTCGGCCGACGATGACGCAATCGCCGAACAGGGCCACGTGCTCGCCGCCATCCGACTGGCCGCGACGAACGCCGACGCCCTGGTCATCCCCGACATGCGATCCATCTGCGGCACGGACCCCAGCCTGCATGCGAATGGCATCAACCCCAACGACGACGGCCACGAACTGCTGGCCAAGGCCGTGGAGGCCGCCATCATCGCCGACAGGGGAGAGCCGGAAGACGCCCCCGTCGCCGACCTGCAGCGCATCTACGTTTCGCAGGGCGTCGACCAGTTCGCAAGGGAAGTCAACGCGCGCAGAAAACGCGAGGCAGCCAAGAACGAAGCCAACCGACCCACCGGCACGGAACTCACCCAGCTGACCAGCAAACTCGACATGCTCACCCAGATCCAAGCATTGCAGCAGATCATCCTGCAACAGCAGCAGGCTATCTTGCAGCAACAGCAGAAGGCATTGGAAGACGCCCAGGGCAAGCTTGCCGAACAGCAGAAGGCATTGGAAGACGCCCAGGGCAAGCTTGCCGAACAGCAGAATACCCTGACAGACCAGCAACGGCAGCTGTCCGATATCGTCGCGCAGCTGCAGGGCGTCGTGGGCAGTCAGGGCGACACCGTCGACTCGCTCAAGGCGATCACCGAGCATCTCACGTCCCAGCAGGACTACATGCAGCATCTCGTCTCGTACACATACGACGAGTTCGTGCATCTGGGATACGTGCTGGCCGGGAGCAATATCATCTACTCGCCGCGCACGCCGCCCGAATTCTAAGGAGATCGCATATGACTGGTGTTTTGGCTGAGAGCGAGGGCCGTGGCGATTACCGGCTATTGCGCAACGTGACGAATCGGCTGGGCGTGCTGTGGGAGCGTTTGAGCGACCCGGCCGCCGGCTACGAGCCGGTGGACTTGACGGACTGGTACTGCAAGTTCGAATTGCTTTCGGACGAGGAGGACGTGTGGTATTCGCGCGACTGCGACGCGCATGGCCCGGACGGCAAGGCCGTGGTGTACATCCCTCCCGCCGCGTTCGCGGATGCGGTGTGGTCTGGCCGTCGTTCGGGCTCGTGGCGCATGACCGCCGCGAGGGACGGGACGACCGAGCTGTTGGGGTGGGGCTATTGGACTTTGGCGAACTAAGGAGCAGATTATGGCTGATCAGATCATCGATAAGAGGACGGTGGCGATTCCCGGCCCGATCGGGAGCGTGACACCAGAGGTGCAGCAGCTGCATGACGAGACGAAGCAGTATCGCGACGCGGCCGAGCAGTTCGCCGGATCGACGCAGGTGTTGCAGGACCAGGCGGTGTCCCTGCTGCTGTCGGACGCGACGCCGACGCCAGGACAGACGTTCCTGACGTTGTCGCAGCGCGGCTGCAACATCCGAGACTTCGGCGCGCTCGGCGACGGCTCGTCGGACGACACGACCCCGTTCGCCATGGCGTTGGACATGATCGGCTCGAACGGGGGCGGCATACTCTACGTCCCCCAAGGCACGTACGTTACCGATCAGATCAGCCTGCCGTCGCGCACGTCCATCGTCGGCGTCGGCATGCCCATACTCAAGCCGACGCCGACGATCACCAGCCCCGCGTTCGTCATGGCAAAGAACGAGAACCAGTCGGAGTTCGGCCTGCGATCGGTGATACTTGACGGGTCAGGCGTGAGCAAAAACCTCATCGGCGTGCAGATCAAACACAGAATCGGCGTAGGGGCCGATTCGATGGACCACTTCGACGTGTTCGAGGACCTGTTCATCAAAAACTTCACCGGCCACGGCTTCCAGTATCTGTCCGGCACCGAGGTGAGCGTGCGAAGTGTCAAATCGTACAGCAACGGCGGCAACGGGTTCGACATCTACGCCACCGATGGCAAGTACCTCCAGTGCATCGCGGCCGGCAACAAGGGCCACGGGTTCAATGTCACCAGCAACCAGACGTTGTATGTGGAATGCAAGGCGTTCTACAACACGCGGGGGTTCATGGTCGGCGTCAATGGTGGCACCGTCAACCGGCAGAACGTGTTCTCCGCCTGCGAGGCACAGAACAACAGAAATGCCGGTATGTATCTGACTAACACGCAGATGGCGGTCGTCAGCGGATGCATCATCGACAGCAACAACACGGCCACGGACAACGACGCGGGCGAGCTGACGCTCAACTCGTACAACAGGGCGATCCAGATCGACGGCACAATATGGGTCGATACGACCACCTCCAAGAGCGCGACGCTCGTCAAACTCAACGACATGGGCAACAATGTGCATATCCAGGTCAACGTGCTCGGCATGTTCTCCGACAGTAATAAGACCTACTACAAGGGGGATCCGACCAACGGCGGGTGGAACAAGATCACCGTCAACAACAGCAGTTACTGACTGATACGTCGACCGAGACGATCCGCTTTTGGTTCAACGAAATCCCAGACTTTCTGGAATACGACTCCCGGATGACGGCCAAGCGTGAGGTTGAAAATTCTGAGACGCAGTGAGTCGACCATAATCATGACACAAAAAACAACCAGTGTGAGGAGCAACGCCACACCCAGTGTCTCTCCCGGCGCGAACTCCGGTATCGCCGTTTTCAGAATCTGCCGGAGGGCGGGTGCGGTCGTGGGATACAGCAGGAAAAGATAAGGTGCGAACGTTAGCCGCGCTATGCCATTCACCAGCCGGATGTGCCTCTTCGTGCCGGAAAGGGAGAGTCCAAGGGCCCCGAACGCCATGAGCAGGGCGGGGAAATAACCTGGGTGGTTAAGCAGACTCCCCGATCCTAGTAACACCTGCAGGCCAATCGTACCAATGACGCCGATCAGAAACCCGGAGACGATGAGCGACCATGATAGGCGCTTGTCGGAAATTAGGTCACGGTAGTACCAGCTGATGCATGACAATAGGACGTATTCGAAAAGAAACAGGAGAATGTTCCACCCCATCCCGAGTCTTCCCGTTGGATCCAGCACTCCCCAGACGAGAAAACTGATGGCCGCCAGCTCCGTGTGCCTTTTCCTCCCAAGGGATTTCAACGCCATGTTGAGATAAGGATGAATCAAAAGGAAGATGATGTAACATGTCGGAAACCACCATAGGCTGGTCAAAGTCGGTATGAAACTGGTGATGGCAAGTTTGATTACGGACTTACCGTCTAAGGAGATGAAGTCCGAAGACGATGAGACGACCATGGTGCACAGAAGGAAAACAATGCCATAGCATAATACCTGTCGTTCCAGCGTCCATGCGCGTCTCACGTTACTTCTGATCCGGGGTCTGCCGGCGCTGAGATACCACGCTGTTATCCCGAAGAAAAGATCATCGCCGACACCACCGAATTTCCCAAATAAAGTGACGATCATCCGCTCCCCGAAGCCGATCTCTATCGCCGACGGCTGGACCACATCCTCTACAATGTGATTTGCAACAATCATAAGCATCGCAACGATGCGCAGCAGCTCGATCTTGCTGTTACGAGGCGGTTTGACTGCTCCGCCGCCGATATTCTCACTCATAAGCAACAGCATACCCACCGTATAGACCAACCTCTTATCAAGCCTTCTAAGGATATCTCAGCCATGCTATCTGAAGATTCTGTTGTCGCCATCGTCACCGCGATCATCGGGTCTGGAGCACTGGGCAGCCTCACCGGATTCATCGCCCAGCATTTGGCCAAACGCCTCACCATGGTGACCCGGGATGACATCCAGTCATTGACCGAGCAGCTCGCTAAAGGCGACAAGCATTTCCGTACCCTCGATGAGCAGGAAGTCAGCCTGCACGATGAAATGCAGGAAATGAAACGTATCATGCTGCGCCAATGCCTATTCGCCCACCCCCGTGATCGCAATGCGGAAGAGTCGATCCTGCAGTCAGGCGAGGAGTACATCGAGGCAGGCGGCAATGGCGTAGGACACATACGGCTCGACCAGGTCAAAGCCGATTACGCGCGACGCTTGCGCGAGGACGACTGGGATTACTCGCATGACCGCCCGTAAACTCGTGGCGCACCTACGGATCCTCGCCACCGGGATCGCCATCCTCATTGGCTCGCTCGCCAACGTCGCCATCATATGGGTGCTCACACGCTAAAGAGCGTAAACATGTAACTTTTCCCATACCTCAAAGCCCCGTAGAACCGTGTGCTTCTGCGGGGCTTCATTATTACACAACCCAAGAAAGAAGGCCTCTTATGGCTGATCCGATAGAACCTGTAGCCCAACCGGAAGGTGACAGTCCGCCGCCCGCAGACATCCCCGTGGTCAGTGAAGCTGACGCACTAGCCGCGATTACCGAACAGAAGGAGGCGTAAGGATGGGCGACCTCAATGTGCTCATCGCCCGCATGCGCTACTGGTGCCAGTCGGCGTCGCTGGGCTACAGCCAGTCGGACCGGTGGGACATCCGGCCTGGCGGCAACGCCGACTGCTCCAGCCTGGTCATCTGGTGCCTGCGCGAGGCCGGGTTCGACACCGGCGCGGCCAGCTACACAGGCAACCTGTCGGCGGAGCTGACCGCGCGAGGCTGGCAGCGCCTGCCCAACGACGGACACCCGCAGGCCGGCGACATCCTCCTGTGCGACGCGGACCACGTCGCCGTCTACCTCGGCAACGGCCAATTGGCGCAGGCGTCGACCAGACCGGAGCCGAGACCAACATCAGCGACTATTACGACTTCCCGGGGCATGGCACGCAGATCAACCGTGACATCCAGGACGCGCCCATCGCGCCAAGACGATAAAGCCGACTCGGCCGAACCATTCCAGAGCCGCTCCAACCCGGGGCGGCTTTTTCATACCCCGAACAAAGGAGCAACCATGATTCCATCCCATGCGAGACACAAGCGGCCTCCGCGCCGCACGCTCATGCCGGCGGCCGCGATCCTCGCCATACTGGCATTGGCATTTCCGGCAGACGCGATGGCGGACAGCGGCGTGGACGTGTCCAACTGGCAGGGCTGCATCAACGCGCCCCGCGCCCAATCCGCGAAGAGCGCGGGCACGGGGTTCGCCATCGTCAAGGCCACCGAGGGCACCGGATTCACGGATAATACGGCGGACTGCACGATGACGGGTCTGGCGCAGGCCGGGATCCGGCGCGCGGTCTACCATTTCGCCCGACCAGAGTACGGCAACAGCCCCGAGACCGAGGCCGACTATTTCATTTCGCAGACGCGCGGCTATGTCGGCCAGGGCGTGCTGCCCATCCTGGACTGGGAGCCGGGCGGCGGACAGAAAGGCAACGTCGCATGGGCCAAGCGATGGCTGGACCGCGTGGCGGCCGCGTGGGGCACCAAGCCTCTGATCTACATGAGCGCCAGCACGATAAGCGCCGGCGACTGGACTCCCGTGGCGCGGGCCGACTACGGGCTGTGGGTGGCCGGCTACCCCAACGGGTACGCGGGCGACCGGCTGCGCGACCCGGGCACGCCCCCGTATCCGCTGGGCCCGTGGCCGTTCGCCGCCGCATGGCAGTACAGCTCCTCTGGCAGCGTGCCTGGGATCGGGGAGCGGATCGACGTGGACTGGTTCTACGGCGACGCCGTCACCTGGAGCAAATACGCCAACGCTCCACTCCCCGCCGCGCCAGCAGTGACGCCCGGCAGGCCGGTTCCCGCTCCCGTGCAGTCCACGCCCAAGGGCGATGCCAGCCAGATCGCCAGCGCGGTCATCCGCGGCGAGTACGGCAACGACCCCCAGAGGCGCGCCCTGCTCGGCAGCCGGTACGACGAGGTCATGGCCATCGTCAACCAGCGCTTCTCCGGCAGCTCCGCGTCGGGCACTGGATACTACACCGTGCAGCCCGGCGACTACCTGAGCAAGATATGGCCAGCCTCATGGCGGCCCATCGCCGCACTCAACGGACTGCGGCCGCCATATGTCATCTACCCCGGCCAGCGGCTCGCCACGGGCGGCGCCGCATCATCCGGCCGTTCGGTCGTCGTGCGCTCCGGAGACACACTCTCCTCGATCGCCGCCCGCCTGGGCATCAGCGCGTCCAGCCTGCACGGCTACCGCTCTGGCAACCCCAATCTCATCTACCCGGGCGAAGTCCTCGCCTACTAAGGAGCAATAACATGGATATCACCACCGCGACCATCACGGCCGCAGCAATCGTCGGATTCCTCTCGCCCGTCATCGTGCAGGTGTCCAAGCGCTGGATAGCGAAGGGCTGGACGGAGATCTACTCGGTCGCCGTCTCCGCCCTGCTCGCCGTCATCGCCATCGGAGCGACAGGCGGGTTCGCGCACGCCACGTGGGGCGCGGTCCTGCTCGCCGTCATCGGCGTCGCCCAGACCATATACGCCACCGTCAACACGGCCATATCAGGCAAGCTCAGCAGCTCATACGACAACAGCCACGTCATCGACACCACCGCCGCCGATTAAAAACCGCTAGAATCTAACCCCGGTTTGGTCTTAGATTCTAACGAAACACGCAATGCGCCCCTCGCCTCCTACATGGAGGCGAGGGGCGCTTTTCTGTTTTAGCAGTCCAGCGGAGCCATCTGATCATGAGAGCAGACGCGCCTTCGCTGCCTTGAACTCTGCATCATCCAGTACTCCCCTGCTATGTAAATCACCAAGCCTAGCCAGCTCATCCACGAGATTCGTGGTCGCTTCTGCCGGTTCCTCAGGATTGCGTTGCTGCCCGATCGCATCATCCAAGCGTTGCATGACCTGTTCGCGGTGCTTGACACTGGACTGCTGGTAGATCGATGCGACCTTGAGAGACGTATGCCCGGCCTGCTCCATGAGCTCGCCGCCGGAACCGCAGCCCTCGCCGGCATCATCAGCCTGCTCACCAGCGTCACCGGCATCCCCGAAGTCAGCGACGGAGCCAGCATCAAACAAATCACCAGCAAATAAGCATGCACGTAAACCAAAATCCAATCGCCCCTCACTTCCCATGGGAAGTGAGGGGCGATTCTTTATGCTGACAGTTCTATCATTCTTCTTGGCATCAATACACGGTTTCATCAGAGAGTCTAGGAGAAAACGGTGAAAGATAAGAAGCAGACTAAGAGCATCGGAGAATTCTGGGTTTGTGCCGAACTCGCGATGCGGGGCTGGGATCCGGCGCTTACCAGAGACGGTGTCGCCCGCACGGACATCCTTGCCATTAATGCCGAGGATTCCCAACAGATCAGCATCCAGGTAAAGACTACGACCGCGGGCAACTGGCCGCTTAACATCCGTAGAATAGGTTTGGCCCAGCAGAATAGCGAATGGTTCGTCCTAGTCAAAGTGGACAAAGCTACGCACGGTATCCGTGGATTTGTGGTGCCTAGGAATCACGTCATAGCGGGGACCTGGATTGGGCACCAAAGTTGGCTGACTGACCCTGAAGCAAAATCTGGAAAGCGTAACACCGACATCAGTGGTGCTCGTATTGATATCCCGACCTTCGCAGGTTACGAGGATAGATGGGATCTTCTTAAGGAGCCCACCTCTTCCGCACCTGTTCTCTTGCCTCATTGGCAGCACGACAACGCCATGCTGGAACGAGTCGGCCTGCCTGAAGGGCACCCTTGGCAACAATACCTTCCGAACTGGTGACAGCCGACACTGCCGCACTAGTCTAATCGGTACCATCAGCAAATAAACCGCAAACCCAGTTGGATAATGCACAATGTGCTCCTCGCCTCCGCGTAGGAGGCGAGGAGCACTTTTCTGCGTTCAGTGAGCATTCCTGCAGCATCGGAAGAGCGTGGTCTCTGCCCACATTTTGCCCACATCTTTCATTAAATTCGGTTAAATTCCATTAAATTCGGTTAAAACCGAACATGTGATTACGCCTACTCCCATAAGGAAAAACCGTTGATTTGCAAGGATCAGAAAGAGAGCGGATGACGGGAGTCGAACCCGCCTCTGAAGCTTGGGAAGCTTCCATTCTACCGATGAACTACATCCGCATGTGCATGCGCACAAGCGACCAGTGTAACACATGCCCTGTCGTCTTTCCGGCC